CAACGCTGTACTTGAGACACGCCTTACCGATTCTACCGAAGCCTGTGTTGTTGAGCTGCCATGATAAGAGGCGTGCAAGTTCCTTTGATTTAAACACGCTGTTGTAGACGCTATGCTCAAATTTGAGAGCGTCAACACTAACGTGCTGATCAAAACGCGACGCGTCGAGTCCGACGGCCACTGGATTTTCAAATGCACACCAATTCTCATGCAGCTGAGCCGCAACGGCATCGGCATTCAAACCCTTGACTACAACCCTGTAGCCAAACATTTTCTTGAAACCGAGAAGCAACTCCTTTTCAAACAACTTAAGATACCTACCGGCACTCAAGATGTATCGAGGAGACCTTGGCTGGATCACCCGGGGGGCAGGATCAACCTTTGCTGAGAAGTTGACCTTCTCAGCTTTGACAAATGTGTTTACGAAACCGTCACTACGTCGTAACCCCCTCAAAGTTAGGGATTCGTAGGCTTGTTGATAGATCTTTTGCTTGCGACCGCTATACAATGCTGGGTAATCCTCAGCAGGCACAACGGTGGTCGGGCGCAAATACTTCAACAACCGGATTTTTAGTCCGTTTAGGCGGTCAAACACCTTCGGCAAAGGTTGACGGGTGGGTCGCAGAACCCCACCCTCCGAAACGAAAAGAACACGTTCCGCTACCCCTCGAATTAAATTCACCATCGACGGGTTATGCACACCATACTGGACTCCAGATCCGTATCCAGTAAGCATGTGCACACCCCTTTTCCTACCCAAATCATCGCCCCGGACGGTGATGCCCTTGACACCAGAGGGGTAGGTTACCTCTGTGTCAACTCCCGGGACGATGACTGGGCCTCCTCAGAGGCTATCTCCGGCCCCTCTCGTCAACCCACGCAGGGCGCGTGTGCGACGGAGTGACGACAACTCAATGTCATCGTCATTGGCCAGGAAATAAGCCTCTACAGCCTTAGGGAAGTGGCGCGATATGTGCGTCGGCCTAACCCCACGTTCGATCATGTACGCTCGTACCACTTCGCTGACCACCTTGCGGTTTGCGGTGGAATTACTGAGAAGGCCGAGCCGTACACGACAATGGGCAACAGTGAGTCTGACCAATCTCTTGGTGGTCTCTGTCTCCTTCTTGTCGTCGTCATCTTCAAACGTGTTAGCATAAGACTTGTAGAAATTACGGGCACGTCGTTC